ATGCACCCGTGCGAGGAGTGCGGCACCACCTACCCCTCCACCGAAGCCGCCGACCGATGCGCCATCGAAGACGCAATCGAAGACCGCGACACACGACGCATCACACGCTCCACCAACTAACGGAGGCGGGGGAAGGCAAATGCCCACCCCACCCGCCAACGCCAACGGACACCGGAGGCGGCAACTCCGGGCCAGGGTCCTCGCCGAAGAAACCCACTGCGCCCTATGCGGGCAACGCGTGGACAAGACCCTCGGCATGCAACCCGGAGCGCACGGACCCCGATGCCGTGGCGGCAACTGCGCCGGGTGCATACCCCACGACATGCGAGCCGAAGTCGACGAAGACATACCACGCTCACGCGGCGGCTCAGCCTACGAACGAACCAACACCGCACTCATGCACCGCGCCTGTAATCGCGCCAAAGGACCGCTCACCATCAACGAATACAGGGCACGCCAAACAGGGCAGGCCTCGAAGCAGAACGGGACCAGCATCACCAACCTCGTGGCCTGGTGATACCGGAGGGGGGACCAGATGCCCAGGACCCCCGCGGCCAAGGATCTAGCGGTAGCACGGCACCTCAAAGATGTGGCCCGAGTGCTCGACCTCTACAAGACGAGCCGGGGATGCGCCGACTGCGGGTACCGGGCGCACCCAGCCGCCCTGCACTTCGACCACGTTGACCCGGACACGAAGCACAGCCAAGAAGGCTGGGTAGAGAACCGCTCGAAACTCCGATCCCGCGCCAAGTTCGAGCGCTACTTCAACCACGTTCAACTGCACTGCGAAGTCCGGTGCGCCAACTGTCACGCAGTCAGGACAGCGGCCGAAAGACACTGGATGAATTCAGGGCAACGCAGGCGAGAGGCCGAGGCCGAGACCTTGTTCTAGGTCCCCCCGACGCAGACCACCACCCAGGTCCCCCTCCCCCCGGCACCGACGGCCTTCCCCGTGGCCAGGGCCTTTTCACACACGGGGTCTGTGGGGCTCCGAGGAGGTCATTGTGGTCGATCGGTTGAAGAAGCTTCAGGCCCTCGAGGCCGTCGCGCTGGAGTCGATTGGGACCGCGCCGGCGGATAAGCGGGCGTCGTTGATCGCTCAGTATCGGGCGTTGCTCGCGGAGATTGAGTCGTTGCAGGCGGCGTCCGAGAAGGCTGGTGATCCGCTTGACGAAATCGCTGCCCGGCGTACAGCTCGGGGAGGCGCCACCGCGCGTCTTGGTCGAGCCCAAGGGCGCGCGCGCTAACTCCTGGGAGGACGTCGCTGATCTGTCGGCTCAGGCGGGCGTTGTGCTCGATGAGTGGCAGGAGACGGTTCTCCGGGTGTCGATGGGGGAGCGGGCGGACGCGACGTGGGCTGCGAAGCGTGTCGGGGTGAGCCTGGCTCGCCAGAACGGCAAGTCTCAGTTGCTTGTCGCTCGAGCTCTGGCCGGTGCGCTGCTGTTCGGCGAGAAGAAGATTGTGATCTCTGCTCACCAGGCCGATACGGCGCGGGAGACGTTCGGGAAGATGATCGAGATCCTTGAGGCTGACGGCAACGGGTGGCTGATGGATCGTGTGAAGCCGAACGGCATCATGAATGCGATCAATCGTGAGTCGATCAAGTTCCGCAACGGCGCAACGATCCAGTTCAAGGCGCGTACGGGTGCGGGCGGGCGAGGGTTCTCCTCGGATTGTCTGATGCTCGATGAGGCGCAGCGGTTAAAGCGTTCGTCGTGGGTGTCGATCAACTCGACGATGTCGGCAATGCCGAACCCGCAGGTGTGGCTTCTTGGGACTCCTCCGACTCGTGAGGATGACGGGGAAGTTTTCGAGTCGATCCGTTCTGCGGCGATGTCGGGTGGTTCGTCGGCTTCAGCGTGGGCTGAGTGGGGCGTGGACCCTGCGGACCCGGCGATTACGGCCGCGTACCGTTCGGGCACGCCTGTGTGGAGTGCTGATGTGGAGCGCCTGTGTTGGGAGTCCAACCCGGCGTGGAACGTCCGCATGAATCATGACGTCGTGCGTGGTGAGTTCGAGTCGTACACGCGCGAAGAGTTCTCGCTGGACCGTTGGGGCATCTGGCTTGAGGACGTGAACGCGGCCCGCTACTGGTCGTCGGACATGTGGGATGCGTCGGGCGTGACCGAGGCTCCTGATGGGGTCCGGTCGATCGCGGTGGCGTTCTCGTTCGATGGTTCGCGGGTGTCGACTGCAGGTTCGGTGAAGCATGCCGATGGCGTGCATGTAGAGCTGGTGGCGGCGTACTCGGGAGCGCTCGAGGCGGGCGTGTCGCAGTTGGCTGACTGGCTGGCTGAACGGTGGCGTGATCTCGCGTCGATCTCGGTTCTGGGCGCTGCGGGCACTTCTCTTGTGCAGGCGTTGAAGGACCGTGGGGTGGGGGCGCGTGTCGTGAGGATGATGACGACGGCGGACTACTACGCGGCGAACGCGATGGCGGATGACGCGATCCGTTCGGGCGGTTTGACGCACCCCGCGGCTGGTGATGATGACGTGCTTGGCGCGTCGGTGCGTGTGTGCGATCGGAAGCACCGCGGCACGAACGGTCAGTGGGGTTGGGATTCGACGGTCCCTGATGGGGATGAGACGCCGGTGGAAGCGTTCTGCGCGGCGTATTGGGCTGCGCGTACTTCGAAGCGGGTCCCGGGGCGGAAGCAGGTATTGATATGACGGCATTCGCTGGGGTGTGGTCCGTTCCGTCGTTCGTGACGAACGTGACTGATGCGGAGCTGGATGCGATCCGGGCTTTGTTCGCGGTGTGGCAGGAGAAGTATCCGCGGAATCTGTTGCGGTCGCAGTACCGGAACATGAAGGTGCGGTTGAAGCCGTCGGCGAATGTGCCGGCTGAGGCTTTGGCGCGTGTGGAGGCTGTGACGGATTGGCCTGAGAAGGCTGTGTCGGCGTTGGCTGAGCGGTCGGTGTTCGAGGGGTTTGTTGCGCCGGGTGATGCGCAGGATCCGTTCGATTTGGGTGGTCTGCTGGATCAGAACCGGTTCGATTTGGAGCTTCCGCAGGCGATCGAGTCGACGTATACGCATTCGTGTTCGTTCATCACGACGGCGCTGGGTGACACGCGGTCGGGGGAGCCGGAAGTGATGATCATGGCGCGTGAGGCGCTGTGGACTGCTGCCCGGTGGGATTCTCGGCGTCGTGCGGTGCGAGATGTGCTGTGCATCACGGGTACTGATGAGGTTGGTCAGCCGACGTCGATGGATGTGCTGTTCCCGGATGTGGTGTTGTCGTTGTCGCGTCGCCCGTCGGGTGCGTGGACTGCTGATCGGCGGCTGAATCCGTTGGGTGAGGTTCTGGCTGAGCCGTTGCCGAATGCGCCGACCCTGGATCGCCCGTTTGGCCGGTCTCGGATTTCGCGTGCGGTGATGAACATCACGGACCGGGCGTTGATGGCGATCGTTCGGAACGAGATCGGCTCTGATTTCTACGCTTTGCCGCGCATGTATGCGTTGGGTGTGGCAGAGGACGCGTTCTCGCGTGGGAAGTGGAACGCGGCGGTCGATTCGTGGTTCGCGATCTCGAAGGACGAGGACGGCGAAAAGCCGACTGTGGGTCAGTTCCCGCAGATGACGACGCAACCGTTGAATGACCACTATCGGACGATCGCGACGCAGTTCTCGGGCGCCACGGGGGTTCCTGTGGCCGCTCTGGGCATCGTGACGGACAACCCGCCGTCGGCTGAGGCGCTGTACGCGGATGATCGGCGCCTGGTGGGTGCGGCAGCGAAGCAGAACCGCGTGTTCACGGCTTCGTTGCGTCGTGTCGCTCAGCGCACGGTCCGGCTTCGTGATGGTGGGGGCGTGACGGACGAGCTGCGTGGCATTGATGCTGCGTGGGCGAACCCGGCGTTCACTTCGCCGGCGACGTCGGCGGATGCGCTTGTGAAGCTCGCGTCGGTGTTCCCGTGGATGTCGGATTCCGAGGTTGCTTTGCAGTTCGCTGGGTTCTCGCAGGCGGAGATCACGCGGCTCCTTGCGGACAAGGCGCGGTATGACAACCGGGCGTTTGCTCGTGCGGTGAGTGCGATGGCGGGAGGCTCGGATGCGTCTGCTGGAAGTGGATCAGCACCGTCGGCAGTTGAGTCTGCTGATGGGGCGGGCGTCGTCTGACGCGACCGCGTACGCGAAGACGATCGTCAACGAGTCCCCTGAGCAGGTGGCTGCCCAAACGCGTGAGATGGCTGTCGCCGTGGTGGGCGCGTGGGCTGGGGTGGCCGCTGAGGGCGCTGCGCTGTTCTATGAGGCGCAGCGCCCTCGCCCGGGCGCCCCTGTCCGGATCGCGCCGCCGTCGGTTGGTGAGCGGCTCGCCGGGGACCTTGGGTACGCGCTGGCCCCGCTGTTCAAGCCGGACGGGTTCGATACCCCGGGCCTCGAGTTCCTGACTCGGCTCGGCGGCGCGGTTGGGCTTCATGTTGCGGCCGGCGACCGGGCAACGATGGCCCTCACTGCGAGTGCGGATCCGACCGCGGGTGGTGTGCGGCGGTTCGCGCGTGCTGGTGCGTGCGGGTTCTGTGCGTACCTGTCGTCGATCGAGGCGGATGTCTACGACGCGACGGTGTGGCACACGGATTGCACGTGCGTGAACGTCCCGTGGTGGGAGGACAACCCGCTCCCTGACGCCGGGTACATGGATGAGTACGCCGCGGCCGCTGAGCGTGCTCGTGCGGCGATCCTCGCGGATTACGAGGAGAAGCGGAAGTTGGCGCCCGGTCTGAGGCGGCGCAACTTCTACAAGCAGTTCCCGAAGACGGCCTTGAACCAGAAGAACATCGTCGCGCGCATGCGGGCGGACCTGGGCTTGGCCCACTAAGAGTTTCCGGCGGTGCGATGCCGTCGGTCGGTGCGGTGCGATGCCGCGTGTCAATGGAGGAAGCGAATGGCTGACGAGATCACGCCTGCTGGTGAGTCGGATGAGGGTGCGACGCCCGAAGTCACAGACGAGCCGCTGGGCGAGAACGGCGTGAAGGCTCTCGAGGCGGAGCGGGCGGCGCGTAAGTCGCTTGAGCAGAAGCTTCGGGAGATCGAGGACCGGGACAAGACCGCTGAGGAGAAGGCGCAGGAGCGTCTTGCCGAAGCGGAGAAGCGCGCGGCTGAGGTCGAGCTGCGCGCGACGCGTGCGGAGGTGGCTGCGGCTACTTCCGTGCCGGTCAAGATCCTGGCGGGTCCGGAGTCGGATTCCGCTGAGGACATTCAGGCATTCGCTGACGCGCTTACGGCGTGGCGGGGGCAGTCTTCCCAGTCGCGCGGTCCGGTCCTCCGGGACCAGGGCACCACGCCCTCCACTTCTCTGCCCATCCAGTCGGACCTCGAGTTCGCGAACTTCCTCACCGGGCATTCCAACTAGCTACCAAGGAGCATCATGGCAACTCTTACCACGGGGGGCTCGTCGACCTTCGACATCCCCACCACTCAGATCGGCCGCATCGCCGAGCGTGTCCAGAACCAGTCGGTTCTCGCGACTCTCTCGCCCGAGCGGCCCAGTGTCTACGGCAACGTTCAGGCCGTGAAGATGTCGCGCAAGCCCCGCGCGCAGATCGTCGCGGAGGGCGCACAGAAGTCGTCCGACACGGCCGCGTGGGACACCGTGACGGCCTCGCCGATCAAGTTCCAGACCACGATCCGTATGACGGACGAGGTTCGCTGGGTCGACCAGGACCACCGTCTCCTGATCGTTGAGGATCTCGTCAACGCGCTCGGCGAGTCTGCGGCGCGTGCCGTCGACCTCATCGGTATCCACGGCATCAACCCGATCACCGGCACCCGTGCCGCTTCGGTGACGTCGTTCCTGAACCAGACCACGAACCGCACCACGGCTGGCACGTCCCCCACGGACGAGCTGATCGCCGCGGTCGGTGCGATCGCTGGTGGCCGCTACCAGGCGACGGGTGTTGCGCTCGACAACGGGTACGCGTTCGGTCTCGCGACCGAGCAGTACGCCGACGGCCGTGACCGCAACCCGGGCATGGGCTTCGGCACTTCGGTGCAGAACTGGAAGGGCCTGCAGGT